TTCATTAAGTACAGTTGTTGATGTTCAAGATTATGATTTACAAAACATAATAGAATCAGCATCAATTAGTGGCATAGATGTTAATGGAAACAATGTTCCATATGCAGGTAAAGTAGGTTCAAAGAAAGTAGTTATAAGAAGAGTATTCTACAAAACTCCACAATCGATGTGGAGATTTTTTGGTTATTATGGTGGTTTAAATACAATTGGCAATATGTCTTCTTATGGACAATATGCTGATGATTCAACATTTGAAGTTATTCCAACATGGCAAAACAAACTTCAAGCAATGGCATACGAAACTGCAATATATACTAGAAACTCACACTATTCTTTTGAAATCAAAAACAATATGTTAAGATTGTTCCCAGTACCAAATATTGCAACTCCACAAAAGTTCTGGGTTGAATTCACAATTCCAACTGACCCTTGGACAGAAAGTGAAGAAGGAGTTGATACAGGTGTAAATGGTGTTAATAACATGAATACTCTTCCATTTGCCAATATACCATATGAAAGCATAAATTCAATCGGTAAGCAATGGATTAGAAGATATGCACTTGCTGTTTGCAAGGAAATATTAGGACACGTTCGTTCTAAGTTCAATATAATACCAATTCCCGGCGAATCTGTACAATTAAACGGTACTGCTTTATTAACAGAAGCAGCAACAGAAAAGAAAGAATTGCGCGATGAATTAAAGACAATTCTTGCTGAAATGACTTATCCAAAGATTATTGAGCAACAAGGTACGTTATCAGATAATCTTCAAAAAGTTGGACAGAAAATACCATCATTGGTATTTGTGGGATAACTAAATGCAAAGACCAATAGACCCAAGAACATTTTCTCTTCCTTTATCTCCATCTAAATTAGAAACAATTGATTTTGCAGTTTATGATTGGTTAAACGAAAGAATAAATGTTCATTTAGTAACGCACGAAGGTTATAAAAAGGTTCCAATTATTTGGACTTCTGCTGAACGCGCATTCCAAATTAAAAACAATAAAGATTTAAGAGATAATTCTGGAAGATTAATACTTCCATTAATTTCAATTGAAAGAACAAATACAACGCCCGCAGCAAACTTTAGAGGAAAGTATCAAGCATCTATACCATCAAAGTTTGATTATTATAATGGTTCTGGTGTTATCTCAATAGATAAGTTAATTCAACAAGCAAAAAGCACAGATTTTGCGAATGTTGATGCATTTAAACAAGCACAGCAATTTAACGATAAGTTTAAAAACAAAAAAATTGTTTATGAAATAATATCTGCACCAATTCCTGTGCATGTTAAGTGTTCCTATACTATAAGTTTAAAAAGTTATTATATAGAACAAATGAATAATATGATTACACAATTTATTGCTGTGAATGGACAATCAAGAATATTCTCAATACGTCGTGATGGTCACAGTTATGAATTAATGTATCCAAATGATTCTGTCGCTACAATGAATAATAATGCCAAAAACATGCAGAATAATGAAAGGGTATATGTAACAGATATTAAATTTGATGTTCTTGGATATATTTTTTCTGATTCTGATTCCAATGATGCTCCAAATATAATTATTAGAGAAACTGTCGTAGAATTTAAAATGCCAAGAGAATCAGTTATTATTAATTCTCTTAAATAAACAATGGGTTTTTGTATTTTTTACGACTATTTACTACCAGATATTTAAATTCAAAGGAGTTCATCCAATATGGCTGCATCAAGTTTCCGTTTTATTTCTCCCGGCATCTACATTAATGAGATTGACAAATCCGTTGTCCCAGCAGCAGAAATTGGTGTAGGACCAATCATAATTGGTAGAGCAGAACATGGTCCTTCAATGCGTCCAATTCAAGTCGCTTCATACGATGATTTCGTTCAAATCTTTGGAGAACCAATTCCCGGTAATGCTGGTGGCGATGTTTGGAGAACAGGAAACTATACAGCACCAACCTATGCTCCTTATGCAGCCCAAGCCTATTTGAATGCAAATGTAGGTCCAGTTACTTTCTTCCGTATTACTGGTAAGAATGCAAGCAATGCAACAGATGCTGGTAAAGCAGGTTGGCAAACAACTGTAGCAACTGCTAGTGCAACAATTGCACAAAATGGTGGTGCTTACGGATTGTTTATTATTGGTTCTGGCTCCACTCATTTAACTGGAACTCTTGCAGCAGTTTGGTATGTTAATAATGGCGGTTCAATTGTTCTTTCTGGTGCTTCAAGAGGAACAGGTGCTGGTTTAGATGTAACTGGTAGTGCTATTCTTGTTGGCTCAACTGGAGATAACGCAGAATTTACTGCAATTGTAAAGAATTCTTCTGATGGTGCAATTTTAACAAGCTCATTCAACTTTAATCCTGCTTCTGATTTATACATTAGAAAAGTATTTAATACCAATCCAATATTTACAAACTCAACAGTAACCACAACAACAAATAGCGAAATATATTGGTTAGGTGAATCTTTCGAACGCTCAATACAAGAAACAGTTGGCGATATTTCATCCTTAACTGCTGGACAACAATTTGGTGTTATTCTCGCTCTTCAAAGCGGCTCTTCTAATAAGGGTAACATGAGAATGGAATCCCAAGCAGCAGAAACTGGTTGGTTTATTTCTCAAGACCTTTCAACAAATTCTGGCTCATACAATCCAGTAAATATGGCAAAACTCTTCAAACTTGTTTCGCTTGATGAAGGAGAATGGACACAAAAGAATATCAAAGTATCTATCATAGATGTTAAAGAGGCATCAAATCCAGACATTTATCCATATGGAACATTTGGTATTCAAGTAAGAGTAGCATCTGATATAGATAGAAGCCCACAAGTTCTTGAAACATTTAGCAGCCTAACTCTTGACCCAAATGCAGAATCTTATGTTGCTAGAAGAATTGGTGATAAATATCATCAATGGGACGAATTAAATAAGAGACTTGATGAATACGGTAATTACGATAACAAGTCTAAATATCTTAGAGTAGTCATGAATGAAGATGTTGATGCTGGCGCAACAGATACCAGATATCTTCCATTCGGTATTCTTGGTGGCATGAAGTTTAAGGGCTTTACTTTACATTCTGGTAGTGCTTATGCATCTACATTTGGTTCTGCAACTTCTGCTTCTGCTCAATTTAATCAAGTTTATGCTAAAGGCAACAATACAATTGCACATTCCAAGGGAACTGCTAGCGAATTTATGAAAGTTGGAAATGTTGCATTTACTGGTTCATTCATATTCCCATCATATGCAAAACGTGCAGATTATACAGACCACGGTGGAAGAGTTGCCAAGAGAACATATTTTGGTGCCGATTATCAAAGAAATGATTCAAGTACAACATTTGATACTGGTGTTTCTGATTTATCATACCCACTTCCAGTTAATTTTGCTACATTTGATACTACATCATCAGCAACTGAATATTCATACAAGTTCTCACTTGATGATATAATCGTTACAAGAGATTCAAGTGGAAACGTAACTGGCGTTTCTTACTCTGAAGGTGCAAGAGTAGCAGGAACTTCAGCAACAGCATTGTCTGGCGGATATTCTTATGTTCTCCAAAACGATGTTCTTCCAAGATTCACAGTTTCATTCTACGGTGGTTTTGACGGATTTGATATAACCGAAAAAGAACCAATCACAAACAACACTTATCTTGAAGGTGGAACAGAAACAACAAACTACGCTTTCTACTCTCTTCAAAGAGCATTGGATTCTGTAGATGATGTTGATTTTGTTGAATGTAACCTTATGGCAATGCCCGGTGTTAAGAATTCTACATTGACAGAGAATATGATTCAAGTTTGCGAAAGCAGAACCGATTCTCTTGCAATCATAGACCTTAAATATGATTACATTCCAGTTTATGAAGATGTATCACAAGATGCACAATCAAGAAGACCAGACCCACAACAAGCAGCAGATGATTTGGTTGCTAGAAACATAAATTCAAGTTATGGTTGTTCATTCTTCCCATACGTCAAAGTTGAAGATACAGGTACTTCACAACAATTGTTTATGCCACCTTCAGTTATAGCACTTGGAACTTTAGCTAGCTCCGAAGCAGCTTCCGAAGTTTGGTTTGCACCAGCAGGATTCGTTCGTGGTGGATTGTCTGCTGGAGCAGCAGGATTGAATGTTGTCGGTATTTCTTACAGATTAAACGCTGACGAAAGAGACACACTCTATGAAGCAAATATCAATCCAATTGCTTCATTCCCATCAGAAGGCTTGGTTGTATATGGACAAAAGACTCTTCAAATTACACCATCTGCTCTTGACAGAATTAACGTTCGTAGATTAATGTTGTTTGTTAAGAGAGAAGTTACAAGAATTTCAAGAGACATTCTTTTCCAACAAAACATTGAAGCTACTTGGAATCAATTCAAGAATAGAACAGAAAGATTCTTACGTAACGTCGCAACTCGCGGTGGCATAACCGATTACAAAGTTGTTCTTGATAACAAGACAACAACACCAGATTTAATTGACAGAAATATTATGTACGCAAAAGTTTATATCAAACCAGCCAGAGCAATAGAGTTTATCGCAATTGACTTTATTATTACACGTTCTGGTGCTACTTTAGGTACTTAATACTATTTATTTTTAGAAATATAAGGGAGAACTAATAAAATGCCATTTTGGACCGGAGTTGATGGAAAAGCACAAGACCCAAAAAGAGTTTCTAGATTTGTAGTTTCTGTTGAATCACTAAACGATTCTACTAACGGCTCTACAGTATGGTATGCTAAATCATTTACCAAGCCTGTAGCAACTATCAAAACTACTGCACACAGATATTTAAATCATAGTTTTAACTATCCGGGTTCTGTTGAGTGGAATGAAATAACAATCGATATGATTGACCCAACTGACCCAATTGATGCTGCTGGCTCTCTCGCACAACTTTTGGAAGCTATGGGCTATCAAATTCCAGCAGACGCAAACGCAACAACTGGTGGTTTAATTAATATTTCTAAAAGAAAAACAACAACTTCTTTAGGTGAAGTTTCAGTCAAACAAATTGATGACCAAGGCCAAACTATAGAAACATGGATTTTAAACCAACCAATTGTCACTAAAATTGATTGGGGTGCTTATAAGTATGATGGTGATGATTTAAATGTTCTAAAGTTATCTCTAAAATACGATTGGGCTACTTGCATAATTAATAGACAAGATGCAGATGAAGCAAAAACAATCAAAGCTTATGCTCCAACCGATGGAGCAACAAAAGGTTTTATAGAGTAAATTACGTTTTAATTTAGAGGTGTATATTGCGTAATAATGGTGATAGATTTCAAACATCACCAGATGTTCCACACGATGAATCAGCCCCAAGCACAACTGCAACATTAGACTTTGTTGTGCCAACTGATTATGTGGATTTACCATCTGGTGGTAATTTTTATGCGTCTAATCATTTGCTTAATGGGAAAGAGCAAATAGAAATTAGATATATGACAGCAAAAGAAGAAGATATTTTAACTTCTCAAACTTTAATTAAAAAGGGTATTGCTGTAGATAAGATGCTGCAAAATATCATAGTAGATAAAAGAATAAATATAGATTCTGTTTTATCTTGCGACCGTTCTGCTATGATTGTTGCTTCAAGAATAACAGGTTACGGTCCAGAATATAAGTTTCAAATTAATTGCCCTTCATGCAATTCCAAAAATGAAATTAACTATGACCTTTCTACATCTGTTGTCAATAACGGCAAAAACCATGAAGATGGAGAAGTAGATTATTTGGCAGATGGTACATTTGTTGTAACCATTCCAAAGTTAAATTATAAAGTTCAAATGAAGTTGCTTAGTGGAAAAGACGAAAAATTCCTTTTTGAATTAAATGAAAATAGAAAAAGAAAGAATCTTCTTGAATCTGCCGCAACTGACCAATTAAAAATGTCTATTGTTTCTGTAAATGGTATCTCAGACCAACAAACTTTAGATAGATTTATTTCTACATTAAGAGCAATGGATGCAAAATATCTTAGAACAATGTATAAGAAAGTTTCTCCTTCTCTTGATATGAAATATGATTTTTCATGCTCATTCTGTTCTCACTCACAGGAGGTTGATATTCCGCTTACTGCGGAGTTTTTTTGGCCTAAGTAATAAATACATGGAAGAAATTTATGAAAATTTCTTCTATATGAAATATTATAGTGGCTGGAGTTTTACAGAATTTTATAATCTTCCAATTGGTTTGAGAAATTGGTTTGTCAAGAGATTATCTCAACAAATTGAAAAAGAAAACAAAGAAGCTGAAGAAGCTGCACGAAAAACAAAATAATTAAATGCAGGAGCAATCCTGCATTTTTTATTTGTTCTCTATTTATTGTAAAGAAGGAATATAATCGCCTATGGCAGATACTCCAGATATTAGTCAAATTGCTGCCGTAACGGATTCTGTTGCAAGAACCAATCAGCAAATGTCTGAGCTTAATGAAAAAGCTAAAAAAGCAAATGAATCTTTTAATAAATTAAGTTCTTCAAATGTTGATTTAATTAAATCTTTTGGTTCTTTGACTAAAGAAACTGATTCTGCTGGTCAAGGATTACTGAATCTTACAAAGGCTGTAA